AGGATTATCTATACAGTTTGACGGGTAGGAGGTTAGATGGCTAACACGACTTCTGGCTCTTATGTTTTTGACAAGAATCTAAGCATAGACGAAATTATAGAAGATGCATACGAACGTATTGGTATGCAAGGCACAGCTGGACACCAGCTTAAAACTGCTAGAAGATCATTAAATATTTTATTTTCTGAATGGGGTAATAGAGGACTTCAATTTTGGGAAGTTAAAAATCAAAACATTGCATTAGTAGATGGTCAAGCTGTTTATACTTTTTATAGATCACCCGCTGATGGTACATCTAGTGGAATTTCAACTACATTATCTGCAGGAATAAATGCAAGTGTTGCTACAATTGGAGTAGCTTCAGTTACAGGTATGCCAACAACAGGTGGTATAATAACTATTGGAACAGAACAAATTTCATACACAGGAATTTCTAGTTTAAATTTAACGGGATGCACTAGAGGAATTAATGGTAGCACAGCCGCTACTCATAGCACTTCTGATGCCGTATTACAGTTTCCAGTTGGTATGACAGATATTCAAGAAGCAGACTATAGAGTTAAATCAACTTCAGTTGATACACCGATGACAAAAATTAGTAGATCACAGTACCAAGGTTTTTCTAATAAAACTGATAAAGGCCTACCTACACAATATTGGGTACAAAGATTTGTAGATAAAGTTACAATGACTTTATATTTAACTCCAGGTGCAGCTCAAGACGGCAACTATATTAATTTTTATTATACAAAAAGAATTGATGATGTAGGTGCTTACACAAATGCAACTGATGTTCCATACCGATTTATACCTTGTATGATTGCAGGACTATCTTATTATCTTGCAATTAAATATGCTCCACAAAGAGTACAAGAATTAAAATTATTATACGAAGATGAATTATTAAGAGCTGAAGATGAAGATGGTTCTTCTAACTCTACATACATTTCACCTAAAATTTATTATCCGGGGATTGGTTAATGACTACTTTTTCACAAGGTAAATATGCTTTAGCAATATCTGACAGATCAGGTATGGCTTTTCCATACAATGAAATGGTTAGAGAATGGAATGGTGCTTTTGTTCATATTTCAGAATACGAACCTAAACAACCACAATTAGATCCAAAACCTACAAGTGCAGACCCACAAGCTTTACAAAGAGCTAGACCTGCAAGAACAGAATTTGGAACACAGGATTTTTTACCTTTTAATCCTTTTACAACTGCCTCTAATACAACTTTAACAGTTTTATTTCCTGAAGGATCATTACAGGTAAATGATGTTTTAAGATTTACTGGAGTTAAAGAAGCTGTTGGTGGAGTATCTATTGATGCTTTTCAATTACAAACAACATTAAATGGTGACATTACAAGTAGTGCTACTACAATAACATTGACTGATGGATCTAATTTTCCAACTTCTGGATTTATTATGATTAAAAAACTTTTGACTTCATCAGATACAAGTGACCCTTTAAAAGAGGGGACATATCAGAATGAAGTTATTGAATATACTGGAAGATCATCTAATGATTTAACTGGATGTACTCGAGGAACATCTTCTATTTACAGAGGATATACGCCACCATCTACAACAGCCGGTTCTCATAATTCCGGAGCCACGGTCTACGGGTCATTTAAAGTTGCTTCTTTAATAGGAACAAGTTATGTTAACGATGCTAACACAACGGTAACAGACTATAATAGTTTTACATTAACATTACCTAGTGCTGCAACAGGCACTGCAACAGGGGGAGGATTTAATTGCGTTATTAGTCCTCTTAATATAGAGAGTTTATAATGTCAGGAGTTAAAAAATACGATTACAGTACATTAACTACAGCGATAAGAGATTACACTGAAGTTGGGTCTGATGTTTTGACAACTACTATTGTAGATGGTTTTATAATGGCGGCTGAGATGAGAATATATCAAGAGCTTCCTATGGACTCTGAAAGATTTGTTCAAGAAGGAACATTAGTTGCAAATGACAATACTATTAATGCACCAGCTGGATGTCTCTTTGTCAGAGGAATTGAAGTCTTTGAATCTACAGCTAATACTGAAGGTAATGGAAAATGGTTAGAGAAAAAAGATCAAACTTATTTATCAGAATTTGTTGATAGAAAATTTGGCCCTTCAGGAGAAATTCAATCACCCACAGATACCGCTAATTCAGTAACAGGGTTTCCTAAATATTATGCGATGTTTGGAGGCGCTGACAATACTACAGATACTTCATCTGGAGGTATGTATTTCGCTCCAACTCCTGATGCTAATTACATGTTTAGGGTTTATTACAACAAATTTCCAAATGGACTTGGATCTGGGACTGGTTATAATAACAACACTTATTTAAGTACTTATTTCCCACAAGGGCTATTATATGCATGCCTGGTGGAAGCTTTTGGGTTTTTAAAAGGTCCAATAGATATGTTGACATTATATGAAAATAAATATAAAAATGCTATACAACAGTTTGCAGGAATGCAACTTGGAAGACGAAGACGAGACGATTATACTGACGGTACAGTTAGAATACCAGTTAAGTCACCGTCTCCATAAATGAGGAGAAAAAATTATGGCAATAACTTCAGCAGTTTGTTCTAGTTTCAAACAAGAACTATTACAAGGTAAACACAATTTTAGTTCATCAAGTGGAGACACTTTTAAAATAGCTTTATTTACAAGTTCAGCATCTTTGGGTGCTGCTACGACTGATTATTCGACATCAAACGAAATAACTAACACGTCAGGAACTGCTTACACGGCAGGCGGAAAAGCTTTAACAAACACAGGCGTAGGTTTAACTTCTACAACTGCGTTTACAGATTTTTCTGATATATCTTGGACTTCTGCATCGTTTACAGCAAATGGTTGTATGATTTATAACACTACTACTGGAACTGGAACGTCTACTACAGATGCAGTTTGTATAGTAGCTTTTGGGGGAGACAAAACAGTTTCTTCTGGAACGTTTACCGTTCAATTTCCAACTAACGACGCAACTTCCGCTATCTTGAGATTGACGGCATAAGGAGTAAGTCCTTATGGCTAATACTTGGAACGAATCCGGTACTACCTGGTCCCAAGGTGATTGGGGTAATCAAAATAATTACACACTAGCTATATCCGGTGTTACTTTTGCATCAGATGTAGGTTCAGTTATTGGGGCTTCCGAACAAGGTTGGGGTAGAGATACCTATGGTAATGAACCATGGGGAGAAAGTAATAGTCCTGTTGTGGCTATTTCAGGATTTAGTTTTTCAGCAAGTTTAGGTACACTAGCTTACGCTCAATCTGAATCAGGTTGGGGTAGAGATGAGTATGGTATTGGTAACTGGGGTGAAAATACAACCACTGTTGCAATTGATGGTTTATCCATGTCAATGGACCTTGGTCCAAATGGATGGGGTGTTAATTCATATGGTAATGGTCAATGGGGTGGAGAATTTACATTTAAACCAGAAAGTATAATTGGAATAAGTGGTTTCGATACTACTGCTGTCATAGGTTCTGTTACAACTAATTTCGATATGAATTTTGACGTCAGTGGTGTAACCATGGGCGCCGGATTAGGAACTTTAAATATAAATAATGGAGCTGATCATTTACAAGGTTTAGCAAGTCTAACAACTGCAGCTGCAGTAGGTTCTATTTTACCGGCTGATGTAGTAGGAATAAGTGGTGTAACATTTGCTACTGCTTTAGGTACTGTAGAAGCAACCGATGCTCAAATTGTAGATATTACAGGGGTAACCTTTACAGCTGCTGTAGGTGCCGTAACTGTTGATGATATGGCCGTAGGATTAAGTGGGCAAACTTTTGCCGCAACTACAGGAAGTATTGCAATAGATCAAATTACAATAGGGTTGACTGGACAAACATTTACTGCTAGTTTAAACACTGTAGGTTTCGGACAGTTAGGGTATTCTGATGTTGACATTACAGGAAATACATCTTATACAGACGTAACGCACGCAGCTTAATAGGAGAACAAAATTATGGCATCAACATACACAGGTCTAGGTGTAGAACTTATGGTGACTGGCGAAAAAGCCGGCCAATGGGGAGACATCACAAATACTAATTTACAAATTATTGAACAACTTGCTGGCGGATGGACGACACAAGATATAGCTGGTGGAGCTGGCACTACTACATTATCAGTTTCTGATGGATCAACTGGTGCAACTCTTGCACACAGAATGATAGAATTTACAGGTTCGATTACAGGAAACAGAATTGTAACTATACCACTTGACGTTCAAACATTTTATTTTTTAAGAAATTCAACTTCAGGAGCATACACAGTTCAATTTAAATATGTTTCTGGTTCTGGAGACTCATACACTTTTTCAGCAACAGATAAAGGTGATCAATTAGTTTTTGCTACTGCAAACGATGGCACAAACCCAGATATCGATACTTTAGCGTTTGGTGATGGTGATGTAACTCTTACTGGAACACAAACTTTAACAAACAAAACTTTAACTAGTCCTGCAATAGGAACAAAAATTTCAGATACTAACGGAA